ATTTAAGAGAAAAGAATGAAAATCAGCCATGAATCACCGCTTGCTCTTCTTGATCAGTCTCGTTATTACAACGATTATGATTATGCTTTGGTTCACCTCTTTGAGTCAGAGCCAACTTATCTCCAGTTCTTCAAGGATTCTTTAGCGCAAGGTAGAAAGGTTATTTTAGATAACTCTATCTTTGAACTAGGTACAGCATTTGATACTGTAAAATTCTTACATTGGATTCGCGATTTAAAACCTACGGAATATATTATCCCTGATGTTCTAGAAGATGCTTTAGGTACTATTAATAACGCGAATATTTGGAAGAATATATTTTTACCGGATGTTCCTCGAGGTATAAAAAGTATCGGTGTTGTTCAAGGTAAAACTTATCAAGAGTTAGTAAACTGCTACTTACACCTCGATACTATCGTTAACGTAGATAAAATCGCTATTTCGTTTGATTATTCTTATTACTTAGAAGTATGTCCACATCCTAACAAATGGATGGGGTATTCAATCGGGCGAGCACAAACCTTGACACGTATGCTTAAAGAGGGTATTATTAATCGTTCTAAACCACATCACCTGTTGGGGTGTTCATTACCTATTGAGTTTATGTTTTACCGTGAAGGGTTTGAATGGATCGAATCTATGGATACATCTAATCCTGTGGTGCATGGTTTGTTAAATATACCATATGAAGGCACGGGGTTAGCTACTAAACAATCCATTAAGTTAGTGGATCTGTTACATGCTAAACCTACCCCATTGCAAGAAAATTTAATTGGGACTAATGTTAATAAATTTAAATATATTGTAAGAGGAATGCATGAAGAATTGGATAGCGCTTTTCAGTCAAACGGGTAGTGAAATTGTAGAGCTATCTAAGATTTTAAAACGAACCCCAGACTACCTTATTACTAATAATTATGGGGATAAAATTCCTATTCATGCTGGTATTAAGGATATGAATGTACCGATTATTACTGCTGATCATAAATTTTTAATGGAATTATTGAAGCGAACTACCAGTTTTGACCCTGCTGTATCCTTTATCTATGTTAGCGATAAACGTAAGTTCGAACCTTTAGAAACGCTAGTAACCCTACACGGGTATCTAAGAATACTACCAACAGAAATTTGTGACAAGTATACTATCTATAACGGTCATCCAGCTAACATTGAAGAATATCCCGAACTAAAAGGTAAAGACCCACAAGAAAGAACGTGGATTAATCGTGAAAAATATCCTACAATAGGAAGTGTAGTGCATCGGTGTACTCCAGAGTTAGACGGTGGAGAAATCGTGTCCCGTCATTATGTAAACAATACATGCAGCACCAAAGATGCTCTATACCAACGTCTACGTGAATGCTCGTTACATGCTTGGGAAATATTTTTAAAGGAGCAACTGTGCGCATAGGGATAGCTGGAGCACAATCAGTAGGTAAAACTACGTTACTGAACGCACTGCGATCAGAGCCGAAGTTCAAAGGCTATCAGATTTGTAATGAAGTAACTAGGCGAGTTAAGAGCTACGGGCTACCTATTAACGAAGAAGGTAACGATACTACCCAGCGTCTGATCATGCAGGAACATATTGTCAATGTTTTCATGTATGATAAGATGATTACCGATCGTACTGCACTAGATGGTTTAGTATATTCTTCTTATCTTATGTCTGGTAATAAGATTAATGCAAATACTTATTTGTTTGTTGATCAAGTATTCGAGAAAGTTATCAATCAATATGATTTGTTATTTTATATTCCACCGGAATTCGATATAAAGGATGATGGAGTACGGAGTACCGATAAGAAGTTTCGAGATGAAATTGCTGAGTTATTCAAATATATTATTGATGAAAGACTAGTACCTGTCATTCACATACAAGGTACGGTAAGAGAGCGAGTTGAACAAGTATTAAATTTTGTAAGGTTAAAAGATGAACTCACAAGAAGAACTTAATCAATTAGTAAGCGAACTTAATCAATTAGTAAGTGTTCATTTGGGTAAGGCTGGGGATGGGACTGTTGTCAAGCCTTATGTAACCCCGGATGAAGTAGATGCAAGTTTACTAGTATCGGTACCCAGACATCTCAACCGTACGATGTATGGTATCAAGGATGATGATCTACAATTTGTAGGTGTAGATGCCTGGAATGGATACGAATTTAGTACGCTACTAGAAAATGGATTTCCTGTATCTGGCTGGTTAAAGTTTACCTATGCTGCAGACTCCCCTAATATTGTAGAATCTAAATCTGTAAAGCTATATCTTAACTCCTATAACATGGCACGGTTAATGAAAACTACCGATGATATGTGGATGGTAGAAGATAAAATTGCTATGGATTTAAGTAAAGCAGTAGGATCCGATGTTGAAGTATTCTTACGCTGGGGTGATATTGATACGGTTAAACCAATCACTGGCGATTTTATTTCATTAGAACACTATTGTAATATCAACAAACTTACGTTCACGGATTTTAATGAATCCCCTAACATATTAGAAGTAGTACCGTCTATTGGGCGGTATGAACGTTGGAGATCGTATTCACTTCGTTCTAATTGTAGAGTAACGAATCAACCAGATTGGGGTGATGTATATGTACATATTAAAGGAGATAAGGCGGTTACTCCGGAATCTTTACTTCGCTATATTGTATCGATGCGCAAGGAAAACCACTTTCACGAAGAAATTAGTGAATGCATTTACACGCGTCTGTTCGATCTATTACAACCCGATGAGTTATTCGTGGCATGCCTCTATACTAGGCGAGGAGGTATTGATATTAACCCAGTACGAGCTTCAGACTTAAGAACGCTTTATAAGTACGGAGCTATTTGTGATGTTACTAACTTTTGCACCAAGACACCAAGACAATGAAATCACCTGATAATAATGTAAATCAAATTTGCGATGAGTTCGTAAGACGTTCAGAGCATGGTTATAAAAAATATGGTGTAACTACTGAACGTAATGACTTATCTTTTGAACAATGGATACAACATCTTAAAGAAGAACTTATGGATGCGGTAGTGTACATACATAAGGTACAACGTGAAATTATAAGGACAAAAAATGACGGCAAATGAAGCATTAGGGTTGTTACCTCAGACAAACGGATGTGTTATGATACTATCGGGTGGTATGGATAGTACGATAGCCATGCGCCTGGCTGTAGAACGGTATGGTAGAGAAAATGTTTCTGCATTGACGTTCTTTTACGGTCAGAAGCAGAAGCGTGAAATTGAAATGGCTAAAATTTCCACTAATATGCTAGGTGTAAAACATAAGGTGGTTGATGCTTCTTTTCTAGGTGAAATTGCACAAGGGTTCTCAGCTAATACTGATAGCGCTATTACCATGCCTACCATTAAAGATGTTCTTGGTGATCCCAGACCCAAAACGTATGTACCTAATCGTAATATGATTCTTATGTCTATTGCTGCTGCATATGCTGAGGTCAATAATGTTGATGCTGTTATCTGTGGTTTGCAAGTACATGATGAGTATGGTTACCACGATACCACCCAGCGGTGGGTAGTTAAAATTAATGATGTTCTATCAGAAAATCGAATTATTAAAATTAAACTTTATGCCCCGTTTAGTAAATTGTCTAAGTATGACGAGCTAAACATCTTAAGGGAATTAGATGGTAATCTTAACTTGACTTTGTTTACACTTACATGTTATAATCCTAATGAACATGGTCAATCATGTGGTGAATGCCCAAGCTGTTCAGAACGTATAGCAAACTTTGCCAAGATTAACCATAAAGATACTATTGAATATTCTAAAGACATACCCTGGGACAAATTATTAAAGGCGGCTTAATATGTGTGCAATTTCAGGCTCATTTCAAGTATACAAGTTAGAACAGCTGTATAAACTTAATGCATACCGAGGTGAGTTGAGTTACTCATTCAATGCGTTTAAAGTAAACAATAATCGCGTAGAACTAGCAGTAGCTTATTCTGATGATGGTTCATTACCTGAACACATATTGTTAGCTTCTTCTTGGTCCAATCAACCTAATAATTACTATATAGCTCATAGTCAAGCTCCTACCACACAAACAGATAATAGACATCCAGCTATGTTCGGGGATGCTATGCTGTGGCATAACGGTATTATTAAGCAGTCGACCATACCAGAAGAAACTTGGGATACGGCTTGGCTACTAGAAAAGATTATAGATTATGGTTGGAGTTCGTTATCCAGAGTAGATGGAACGTTTGCGTGTGTTATGTACTATGGTGGGGAATTATTTGTATTTAGAAACGAAATATCCCCTCTTTTTATTGATGATAACTTAAACATATCATCTACTAAATTTGAAGGATCTAAGTCGTTAGAGCCTAATAAAGTATTTAAAATGTATTTAACTGATAAAAAAATTGCACCAGTAGCTTATTTTGAAACGGTAGAAAACCCTTATTATTTTGGAGATGCAGCATAATGCTTAAAATGTTTCCGGAACATGCTATGAAACATATTCATGTCGCTAGTACAAAAACTAATCTTACTAATATTAAACCAGAGGATATTCAACCTAATGCTATTGACCTAAGATTAGATAAAGTTTTTATCATTAAACAAGAAGATTTCATTATTTCTAATGAGGAAAAAAAGCATCGTGGAACAGAGGAACTACAACCTGATCAAGAAGGTTATTTTGTCCTACAACCAGGCAGCTATGAGATCGTTATGGAAAACATTATACATGTGGGTGACTATGAAGCAGGTTGGGTCATTACTCGCAGCACTCTTAATCGCAACGGCTGCTATATCACTTCCGGTCTTTATGATTCGGGCTATCATGGGGTAATGGCAGGGGTACTTCATGTAACTACCGGTACTGCTAAAATTAAAAAAGGTACCCGTATAGGTCAGTACTTATGTTTTGATGCGCAGATGGTTAAATTATATAATGGAGATTATGGGTTAGGAAAAGAACACGATAAAAAATACGGAGGATAAATGGGTAAGTTCATTAGCACTAAAACTTACGGGCATGAGAGAGGATATGCGGTAGCTTATCGTCAGTGGAGAGCCGATACACATTGTAATTTAATACATGGATATGCGCTAGCATTTCACTTTGAGTTTGAGTGTGATGAAGATAAGCTAGATCGCAGAAATTGGTGTGTTGATTTTGGAGGTTATAAGTCTCTTAAGGAAAGATTAGATGAATGGTTTGACCATACTTTACTCGTGGCTGAAGACGACCCAGAATTTGAAACGTTTAAAATGCTACATGAAAAAAAGTTATGCAAAATGGTAGTAGTAGAACGTACAGGTTGTGAAGGTCTAGCTAAGTGGTTAGCAGATTATATTGAAAATATTTGGATGGAAGAAAATGGTTACGCTGATGGTAGAGTTCGCCTACGTATGGTAAAGGTCATGGAGACTCCTGCTAACTCTGCTATGTGGGTAGCCAACCACGTATGAAAGCTGCTCTAGTTACTGATACCCATTTTGGGGCTCGGTCAGATTCTATTCCATTTGATAATTTTTTTCGTAAGTTTTATATGGAATGTTTCTGGCCCGAGGTAGACAGGCAGGGTATAAAAACTATATTTCACTTAGGAGATTGTTTTGATCGTCGTAAGTTTATAAATTTTAATACTTTAAAATCCTGTCGTGAATACTTTTTCGATCAAGCTAAGCAACGCAATGTTAATATTGTAATGATTGTAGGTAATCATGATACATTCTTTAAAAATACCAATGCCGTAAATTCACCCGGGCTTCTTCTTCAGGACTATGATAATATTACTGCTTATTCTGGTCCTGTTGAATATGGTTTCGATGGATTATCTATTCTTCTAATGCCCTGGATATGTACGGACAATTACCGTGAGTGTATGGATGCCTTAAAGCTATCCTTCTCACCAGTCTGCTTTGGTCATTTTGAAATAGCAGGGTTCACCATGTATAAAGGACATGAAAGTCATGATGGGTTTTCTCCAGACTTGTTTTTATCTTATGATCTGGTTTGCAGCGGTCATTTTCATCATCGCTCCTCTCGTGGTAATATATCTTATTTGGGTAATCCTTACGAACTTACTTGGGCTGATTATGATGATCCTAGAGGGTTTCATATATTTGATTCGAACACGAAAGCTTTAGAATTTATTGAAAACCCCTATAGAATGTTTCATAAGATTTACTATGATGATGTTAAGAAAGAGCCGATAGATCTGACTGTATATAAGGACACGCATGTTAAAGTCATTGTAGTAAACAAGAACGACTTCTATATGTTTGATAAGTTTATGGAAAACTTGTATCAACAAAACCCGTTAGAGGTTAAAATAGTAGAAGATCTTTCTGAATTTGAAGCCGATGCATTAGGAGATGAGCAAATAGATATAGAGGATACTATAACGTTGTTATCACAGTATGTTGATAATATTGAAACCGATGCCGATAAGAACCGTATTAAGACGTTAATGAAAACGTTGTATGTAGAGGCGCAACACTACCAGGAAGCATGATAAACTTTCAAACTATTCGTTGGAAAAATTTTCTTAGCACGGGCTCTCAATTTACAGAAGTAAAACTAAACAAATCTACTACTACGTTAATTGTTGGTGAGAACGGAGCAGGTAAGAGTACTATATTAGATGCGTTATGTTTTACTTTATTTGGTAAACCGTTTAGAAATATCAACAAACCTCAACTAGTAAACAGTATTAATCAAAAACAACTTCAAGTAGAGGTTGAGTTTAATATTGGTTCTAAGCATTACCATGTTATACGCGGTATTAAACCTAACGTATTTGAAATAAAACTAAATGGTGTACTTGTTAATCAGGATGCTGCATCTAGAGACTATCA